TTATTAGGGAAGAAGTCATTCAACCGTATAGAGAAAAACTCCTGTTTAGGTATCAGGAACAAAAACTACAAAGGCTTTCAGATAGAATTGAAGAATTAGAAAAGAGGCAACGTGATTGACGACAACTTTAGAAAAATTGCTGTAGAAAATCATTTAGAAGGTGTGACTAAATTGGTTGAAGGTGCTAATTGGGAGAAAACAACAAATAAAGTAATTGTTGATAATCTTGTAGAAAAGATTGAGCAACTATTGGATGCTAAAGTCATCCGACAAACCCTGGTAAATAGTAGGGGTGAAGTTACACAACGTATTATTATTGAACATGACTAAACAAGCAGTAATTTATACAAACGGCAGTCAAGAGTGTGAGAGAATGACCTCTCTACTCAAACAACTTGATGTTGAGATTTTAGAATACAAACTGAATAAGCACTTTAGTCAACGTGCATTTGAATCTGAGTTTGGTTCAGAAGCAACATATCCTCAAGTCTCTTTGGGTTATACTCACATTGGAGATATGAAAGAGACACTGAACTTTATGAAGGACAGGGGAATGTTCCAATGAAAGAAGGTGACATAGTAGAGTATATTGGATGCTCTGATGAACAAGTAAAATGGGGAAACAATGATGATCCGAGATCTTTTTTAATCATTGGTAAACATTACACTATTGAAAAAGTGGAAGTTCACTCTCAGCACACAAAAGTAAAACTTAAGCATAAAGAAGGAATGTTTAACTCAGTATGTTTTGAGAGGATATGATGGAACTAAAACCACCAGTTGCTAATGTGTCCAGTCTGGTCTTGCTAGGTATCCTGACTCTTGCTATAATCTATGCAGGATATGTTCATGGGCACATGGACCTTATTACTACATTAAAAAACGCTAAAAACTAATGAAATCTTATTCCGAACATCGTAAGGAAAGACTTTCTGACGCAATCTTTGAGTACTTGTCTGATGAGAATACTACAGCAGAAGAATTGATTTCTGATTTTTATGCTGAGGTCAAGAGTTCATTTGATTACTTTGATAAGTATGCGAAGAAGTGTGAGAAAGTAATGAATAAACTTCCCAAGAAAGTTGCACTTGCTGATGATTGTGCAAAGAAGTATGAGAAAGTGCTTAAAACATTGGATGCAAAGGAAATTTACGAAAAAGATCCTGATACAAAGTATTCCAAACATTATTATGACATTGACCGCAATGGTAAATCTTCATTCAATGAGAGTCAAGACTCAAAGGATTGGGAAGATTTTTGGAGTAGTTTGACAGAAGTTGACACAATTAACACTACAAATACAAAAAAATGGCGCTAGGTAAACAAGTAGAAGAAAGTTTGAAAGATGCACAATCAGATTTGCGTAATGCACTTTCATTTGCAGCAAGGACTGAAAGATCAATCACCTGCAAACAAATTGCAGAGCTAGTTCATCAAATTGATGCTGTAATTACTACAGATTCTGTTTTGAATAAACTTGAAGATAGAGGTCCAGGAGATTCTGGTATTTTTGGTTCATTTTTTGATGATGAACCTTGACTTAATACATAGAATCGTATAAACTATTCAGGTAATTAAAAGAGGTCAATGGCATCTAAGTATTTTTACATCGTGGATCATTTTGAACCATTCCCAAGGTCAGAGTATGGTGGTTTGTGGAATGTAATCGCAGACAATGATGAAGAATGTTTTGATTTGATTGTAGAAGAAGATGGAGGTTTTGGTGAAGAGTATTACAGCAATCTCCGACAGAACATTAACAATGCTCGTGTTTTTGCACTAAGTGAAGACAACAATACTTCCCGTGTAGTTGAATCTTTTACCACCTGATGTCTTATACACCTCAAATTGATGATTATGTTAAATGGAAACAAAAGCATTTTGTTGATGAAGGGTGGGTTTACTTCAAATGCCCTGATTACATTACGATTGAAATAGGCACAAAAGATAAACCAGATTCTTTAGTAGATATACACAAGAAAACACACATTCTTGTTGTCTGTCAAAATCAATTCTGGAATGAGTTAGAATACATCAAGAACAGAAGAAATTCTGATGATGAGTACAAAAGTCAAGAGCATAGGTATAGCGATCCATAAAAAATAAATAGTAAAATAGTAAACGGAAAAACTTATGTCTAGATTTGGAGATCTTGTTAGAGGAAAAGCAGCACCTGCTCCTGCTCCTGTTGTAGAACCAACTCCAGCACCTGAACCAGTTGTTGAAGAAGTAGCAGTTGAAGAAGAAGTTGTTACTGAAGAACCAGTAAGAGCTAGAGATGAGCGTGGTCATTTTATTGCTGATGATCCTTCAACCCCAGAAAATGAAGCGTGGATAGGTGGTATTTCTCCTAAAAGATTCAAAAAATCTAAAAAATCTAAAAAATGATTTCAAAACGAATTGAACTTGAAGCGGTTGCAGAACCTTTTCATAAAGTCTTTCCCTTCGGTCTAAGTTGGACTATAAAAGAAGGTAAAAAAGAACTCGAACACTTTGCCTATTTTCCTTATGATGACTACAGAACTAGATACATCCAACGATACAAATCTGAAGGTGGAAGAAAATTCAAAAAATTCAAAACCAAACCAAGAGTATGAGTGGATTGATGATGCTTTCCGCGTAGAACAAACACGTTTTATGTGGAAAAGCGTCCGTAAAGATACTGGAAAAGATTTCTTATTTGGACTGACTGAAGAGATTGTTACTGATATGTCTCGGTGGCATCTTAAATGTGAGCAAGATGGAACTCTTGAAAAATACTCAAGGGTGGTTGGGTCAGCAATTGTCGGAGGAAAACTATGAGCGAACCTTTATACAAAATTGAACACGAAGGAACTAATGGATGGTTTCTTTTAGAAAACTATCAAAATCTTACAAAAGAACAATGTACTGAAACATGGAAGTATCTTACAAATAAAGGATATAATCCTAATAGATTAAAGATTGTAAGAACTGCTTGACCACTTTTTGAAGTGTCTACTACCCCTTGACTTTCGCGGTCGAGGGTTTTATTGTATCTGCATTGAAACGAAACCAACTTGACCATTACTCTTCGCCCTCATCAGCAGACTGCTACTGAAGCGATGCTTGTTCACAACAAAGGACAGGTGATTGTGCCGACTGGTGGTGGTAAAACCATGTGTATGATCAAGGATGCAAAGAAACAATTTGAAAGTGACAACCCTAAGACTATTGTTGTAGTTGCTCCTCGTATTCTACTTGCTGAGCAGTTGTGTTCAGAGTTCCTAGAAGTTATCACTGATCCTATGGTGCGCGTTCTTCATGTGCATAGTGGAGAAACTCATCACGAATCTACCACTAAACCATCATACATTTATGATTGGGCAGTGCAGACTTGGAAGCGTAATCGCATTATTTTCACCACCTATCACTCCCTGAGGCGTCTACAACAGGCGGGAATCAATGTTCACACCATTTACTTCGATGAAGCACATAATTCCGTTCAGCGTAACTTTTTCCCTCCTACGGAGCACTTTTCTGCTGAGTCTGATCGGTGTTATTTCTTCACTGCTACTCCTAAGCACTCTGCAACTATTTCAAAGCCAGGGATGAATCTTCCTGAGGTTTATGGTCAGGTGATTTGTAAAGTTCCTGCACCTGAACTTGTGAGTGGTGGGTTTATTGTTCCTCCTAAAGTGAGTGTGAAGCAACTTGATGTTTCCTCCTCTAATGTCTATGAGAGGGACTGTAAGCACCTTCTAGATACTGTTGAGGGTGAATGTATCAATAAGGGTCTAATTTGTGCTAAATCCACAAAACAGATTGTTGGGTTGATGTCTAACACCAGTTTCTTTGAGGAGATGCAGGAGCGTGGTTATTCTGTTCTTTACATCACTGCAAAAACTGGTGCTGTGATTGATGGTAAGAAAGTCAATCGTGAGACATTCTTTGATACTCTAAATTCTTGGGCGAAGGATGATGATAAGAAGTTTATTGTTCTTCATCATTCCATTATTTGTGAGGGTATTTCTGTGAGTGGTCTTGAGGCAGTTATTTTTATGAGGAATATGAATTACATTGGACTTCTGCAAAGTGTCGGTCGCACTTTGCGACTGCATCATCAGGATGCTGTTGATATGAAATCTGGTGCTATTCCTGCTGGTCAGTATGAACTTTACCGCAAACCTTTTGGTAAGGTGGTCATTCCCACTTATGATGGTGATAAGGTTGGTATTGCGACTGCAAAGAAAGTCCAGAGAGCACTGGATGTTGTATTCCAGCAGGGTGAAGTGTGTGAAACTATTATCAAGAGGTGATTTATGTCTGAAGGATTTACTGTTGGAAACTGGAATGATGCCTTAAAGTTTTACGCTGCTGTTCCTCTAGCGGGGAGCACAACTAAACTGGTGGTTATTCATAAGGGTCAGCAACTCAAAGTGTGTAGGAATGAGCAATCTGCCCGAAACTTTATTGATAAACATCGTAAGGGTAAATCAGTGGGTAAATTGTCCTTCTAAAAATAGCTAACTTTGAGATTGTCCTTTAATTGTAAGCATCAAACTAATGACTGACCAACACCCACAAGTCGTAGATCTTCCACAAGCAAATTCTGATGTTTGTGGTGAAGAAGGTATGGAACGTGCTCTACAACGAACGTTTGAAGAGAATGATGAACTGATGCGTAAACTTTCCGATTCTTAAGGAGGACAACTGATGACTGACCAACACCCACTGACTGACGACATCATCAACACATTTGCCTCCCCTCAATATGACTATTTTGAGGGTATTGGCGAGATCAATCTTGGGTACGATTACGACGATCTACGTGCCGGTGCTGATTGGCAGTTAAAGCAGGTGATTGAGTGGTTAAAAGAGCACGCGGGTGAGTATGCGTATGAAGATTACTATGGCCCTTGTTTTAATGACAACGGATTACTTGACGACCTCGAAGAAGCAATGCGCCCCACCACCACACAGGAGGAAAACTGATGACTGAGCAACACCCACTGACTGATGAATGGTATGCAGATCTTGCCATTAAAAGGGCAAAGTTACGTAGGCAATCGACACAAGTTGAACGGATTTCTATTGTGTTATCTACAGTGGCAATATTATTAATCTTTATCTAATAACATTTCATGACCAACCACCACACAGGAGGACAATCAATGAACGACACTTCCCAAAATGTTACTCACCTCCACATTGTCCTTATAGTGTAAGCATCAAACTAATGAACGATTTCTTTGAAAAAGATCTTCCTGGTGAGATCCTTGACCT